CATTACAAACTAAGTAATTTCCTTGTATTAAATGATTTCAATAGATTCGGTCGTTAATAGACCGAATCTACAATAAAACAAAGTTTAACATATAAATTTATAGCATTATGAAGATGTATTTTGCACAAGTAGAAACGAGATATAAAGCAATTAAAGAATGTCCTTTTACTCCATCTAACATAGCTAAGGTGTATGGTGGCTTTATGTGCTTTGAGTCTACAGCCGATTATAAGATGTGGAAAAATCAAAAATAACTAATTATATTATCAGTATTATGAGAAGAGACGATGTTGTTAAAAGACTTGAAAAGATGGGTTATAAAGTAACTTATCTGTTCAATGGAAAATTGATGGTCTTATCTAAGAAGTGGACTAGAGTTTATAACAGTGCTAACGAGGCATATAAATGTTTAATTAAAAATCAACAAGTATGACAGCAACAGAAAGAAAAGTGATAAACTATTTGATCTTTGGATCGATTGTATTTGCAATATGCAGTATTCTTTGTACATTATGTAACCCTGAAGTAATTTACGGAGGAATGTAATTATGACGTTATCGTGTGAACAATGCGTAGATCTTATTTCTTTAGCAATAGAAATTCAAAAAGAAATTACTTCTCAATCTTACGGACAAGAAATTTCGTCAACTGTTGAAAATAGTTCAGCGTCAATTAGTTATTGTGTAGATGATGAAGGAGATGTTTCTATTACAAGAGTATTTGTTCAAAATCAAGAGTCTAAGAAGTTAGCTAATTTATTGACCGACTATTTTAATGAATAAATCATGTTACAAGTAGATAATTTCTTATGTCAGTGGCGACCGAAAGTGAGTTGTTATAAAGAGACTCCTTCTAATACTGAAGATACTATTGTGAACATTCCTTATGAAACAACTGAATGGAATAAGGATTATCATAACGATTCATTAACTAGTACATCCTGTCATTATAGACACGCTTTAAAAGAATTGGCTAAAATGACAGGATCGAGAGAATTAGAGATAGAATTATTGTCAATGTATAGAACTGAATAATTATGGAAGAAACGGTACTTTTAATATCTTATTTTATTTCGCTTATATATGGCGCAATTTATGTGACGTTTTGTGGTATGTGTGTTAAATATGCCGGGAGATTACAAAGAAATCAATTCTTTTGGACTTTTGCTACAATTTGCTTTACACCTTTTGTTACAGCAATTATGTTACATTGTTTAGGAAATAGTGAAAATTTTAAAAACGAATGATTATGAATTACGATGCTGAAGAAATTCTTAAAAACGAATTAAAGGAACTTCCTGACCATAAAGCAGAACTTTATGAAGAAACATTCCAAGCTATTATCAGAGCAATGGAAAAGTATGCAGAGTTAAAAATTAGTGAATTATGACTAAGATCTCGCTGAACAATCCTAAAGACTTTGATATTCAAAAGGATATTTGGAAAACTTACGGAATAACAGACGTTAATAGTGAATTTAATCGACCTTTAGAATATCCTTGTGTTATGGTATTTTCTGTTATAGGTAATACAGTTGAAATATGTTTCGTTTATAATTCAGACTTAAAATAAGTGTAAATAAAGAGGCCGACAGCTTTCACAAGTTATCGGCCTTCTATGGCAAATACTTAATCACACGTAAAGAAAATTATCCATTAACCCGTTGTTGATAAAAACATGTTAAAGATAGTTTTTATTTTTATGCAAATCTAATAAAAGGTTATCAATAATAAAGAAGGAATGAAAATAATGCATAAGATGTCATTCCCTTTTCAACTGCATAAGCCTCTTTTTCAAATACGATTGCACGATATGCTTCGTGATTTATCTCACCTATAGCTTTAAAGTAGTTCTTAAATCCTAATTTAAAAGAAGGAGGATTTTTAACGAACCTGTAAACAAATCTAAAGAACCAATCGATTAGGTACCAAATATAAAAAGTAAAAGGTGAGATCAACATCAGCCAATAATTGTCGAACATTAATCCTAAAATATAGAACATAATCAAACTAGATAGACATAAAGTTGTCCATTGATAAGCATGAGTACGTTCGTGTTCAAGATCTTCTTCGTCATAATAACTCTTGTCCTTTTTACATAACAAAATAAACATAATTAGGATCATTTTGAAATTTGGCAACAAAAGTCGTGCCAATTTTGAATTGTAAATAATTTTCATAATACATCAATTTTAAATTACGATCATAAAGATAAACAAAAATACGATTAAACAAGTTGTCCAAATACATTAAATTTATATCAAAAACACATACTGATAATCAGACAGTTATCGACTTTTGATTAAGTAAGTAATTAAACTGAAGTTTAATGATATCATTATTATTGTTATTATGAAAATTAGGAATATAAAGAGAGAAAGAAAGCTCATTATACAATGTATAATATATTATATAATCAAAAGTCGATAAAATACTGATAATCAGATGAAAAGAAAATACAGTCAAAGTTGAGACCCTAATTTGTGTTAGATTAACAGAAAGATCGTATCTTTACAATGTCAAACAGAAACGGTCTGTGAAGATAGTTGATATTTTTAACAAAACAAACAGCTG